CTGAAAAGAAATTCCCAATTGAAGTAAAACTTGATACAGTTCATATAAGCTCAAAGAATGTAGTAGAATACAACTATTTGATTGATGAAATTATGGCAACTGTTACTCCAATTGGTGGTGGACTTGCTGAAGTTAAAGAAGTTGTAAAAGTTGATGGTAGAGAAGTTACTTTGACTAAGATTGTTAATGCAAAGACTATGAAAGAAGTTGATACTACTCAAACTGTCACTTATACAATTAAGCAAGATGGAAACGAAATAACAATTTCTTACAAGACTGATAATTTAACAGGTCAACGTATCAGTGATTATAAAGTTTCTTATAACATTGATTCTTGCACAACAGTTTCTTACTACTTAGATGATGATAAGAAAATTGCAAAGAATAAAGAAGGAAACATTGCATATACTATTAACTACGAATATACTGACGATTTTGGAAACAAAGCATCTTCTAAAGTTGACATTATTTTCGATGATATTCCTCCAAAGGTTGAAATTTTGACACCTAACGAAATGGAAAATTTCAATACGAATGCGATTGCAGTCAAATGGACAGTCAATGAAGAAACTCAAGATACTTTGACATTGCAGCGTCTTGAAAAAGGTTTCAACTATATTATACGCCGATATGTGGATAAGGCAGGCAACGTTGCTGCTGATACTGTCAGAGTCTTAATGAAGTCAGCAAAGGATATAGCAATCGAAATTGTCAATCCTGTAACAGAAGTAAATCAGGATAAAGTTGATAGCTTCTACTCGGAAGGCAACAAGTACAACGATAAAAAACCTTACACAATTACTACTCTGAAAAGTGATGACAAACCAGACCCAGTCGGTATCGGATTTAAGATTGACATTGCACTTCCATCTGTATCAGCAACAGGAAATGTATCAACATTAGCAGATATAATAAAAAATGATAAAATACCTGTTGATGAAAAAGGTAATGTAGTTGGTGCATCTAATATTGGTATATCAGCAGAAGAATATATAAATGAAAACTGTACTGATGATTTTAGACAAGATTATCATAAAAATGGAACGAATATACCATTATACAGTGTTAAATACAATTTGCATTTATGGATATATACTTCAAATGCCAATTATGTAAATGATTTTGAAATTAACTATGATATAGATTCTAAAACTGAAGCAAATGCTGCTAGTATAGCAAATTTTGTAATAGATTGGGTACCAGAAAAAGATGGTAATGTTAAAGCTAACAATCAACATTCGCTCGGAACTGGAGCATATTTAGTTAAATTATATAGCAAATCAACTGCTATATGTAGATGTGGTTTTAAAAACCAAAAAGCCGGTGATAAGATTACCAAAAAAGAATATAATCTTAAATCATTTGGATATAAAAGACCTAACAAATAAGTAAAAACTAAATGTTCATAAATATATTTGTAACTTGTTAAAGGTGAAATATATTATGAACTTTAATTTTTTAAATCCGTTTTCTGATAAATTTTTAGCCAAAGAACCTGAACAATCTTACATTCAACAGGTTCAAGCTGCTCAAAATAGTATAGGTAGAGACGAAGATGGCATTAACTGGAATGCTCTTCTTCCTACTCGCACTAATGGATTCTACGATCCAACTAATCCTTGTGATAGTAACGGTATTCTTTTCGATGCAGTTTTTGCTACAAAATCTCAAAGAATTTCATTCTATCGTTCAATGGCTTTGTACCCATTGGTTACAAAAGCTTTGATTACGATGTCAAATGAAGTTGTTAATGAAGATTGTCATGGTAATCTTTTAAAATTCGGCATTAAAGACGCTTTCAGTAAGAACTTTAAGCGTACTGAATTGATTTCGCTTGAAGATGAATTCAATTACGTCGTAAATACGGTTATTAAGCGTGATGATTTGTGGACTTTGTTCTATCGTTGGTTAGTTGATGCTGAACAATTCTGGGAACTTTGTGCAAATGATGAAGGTGATAGATTGCTCGGTATTAAAGTTTTGCCAGCTTTCTGCTCATTGGTAATTTACGATGAAGGTTTAGCAACTGGCTACATGCAAGATCCTCGTTTGATTGATATTCAAACAAGAGATCAGCCAAAAGTCTTTACACTTGACCAAGTTGCTTATGCAAGTTATGGTAACTGGGCATCTAATAGAAATGATGTTCGTGGTATGCTTGAACCAGCAATTCGTCATTTGAACCAATTGCGTTCTATTGAAGATGCTTTAACCGTTTATCGTATAACACGTGCACCTGAAAAGAGAATTTTTAAGATTTACACAGGTGCATTACCACCTAGTCGTGTTCCTAGTTACATGCACGAAATAAAAGGTCAATATCGTAAGTCTTTGTCTCTTGACCCTGCTACTGGTGCAATTAACTCTTCTAAGAATGTTCAAGCATTAACAGAAGACTACTGGTTTAGTGTTGGTGATGCAGATAAGGGCTCTTCAGTTGAACCTTACAAAGCATCTACTGAATTTAATGGTCAGATTGAAGATTTGAAGGTATTCCAAAAGATGGTCATGGATGCAATTCACTTCCCATCTCATAGATGGCATGATGACTTGGCAGGTGCTGGTAGTTCTGCACAATATTCTCAAAATGCTGAAACTTCTCTTTCTGAAATTGAATTTCAGAAGGAATGTAGAAGACTTGGTGATAGATTTACAAGAGGTTTGATTGTTCATACATTCATTCAACACTTGCGTCTACGTGGATTTAATGCTAAGTTTTTGAATAAGGACATTTACAACATTAAGTTCAATTACTCTTCTGATTTCGAAAAGATTAAAGCTATCGGAATGGCAGAAAAGCTTGCAAGCCAAGTAACATCATTTAAAGATTTAATGCCTTCTCTTGCAAATTCTAAGCCAACTTCTGAAGAACTAGCTCCAATCTTCTCGAAATATTACGTTATGCACAAACTTCTTGGTATGACTGATGAAGATTATGCATTGAACGAAGAATGGTTGAAGAAGGAAAAAGAAGTTATTATCGATGCAGCAAAACAGTCTGCAGACGAAGGTGGAGAAGTAGAAACTGATGACGAAGACTTCGCATTTTAGTAAAACTTTAAATTCAAAATAACGAAGATTTATTATATTTCTATATAATAAACGTTAAAGGTATTACTATATGGCAGAATATGTTAAAAATGCAGAATTACGTGAGCTCATTCTAGAGTACAATAAGACTAACATGGAAGACGATGGTTCTTGGCTAAATGCTTACAAGACGCGATTGACAAAGAAGTTCGAAACTGGTAAGCTTAAGAAAGAAAAATACGATTTAGCAATCAATTTTGTTAATATTCGTATTGCGAATAATGCTGCAAAATTTGCTCATTATAAAAGCTTATCAACAGAAGAAAAGAAACTTTATGATTTGAAATTCAAAAATCTTCGTGATGATTTGTGGCTAAAGTTCATGAAAATCGCTCAAGGACGTATCGCTTCTATGCGGTTTGCATAAGCAATATGCTGAATACATTTCAGATTTAGCAATTGATGCAGTCATGACGATTTTCACATACATTAATCGTTATGACGAATCAAGAAATACTTCAACGTTCGCTTTTGTTACTCAATTGGCATACAATAGTATTATTGCAAGTCTTAGAAACATCAATTTGACTAATAAGACAATGATCACTGGTTTGGATTTCTTCGATAATATAAATACCATAGATAATCCTACTGCAGCATTTACTGCAACAAACAAATTTTTGAGTCAGTTAAAAGAATGATTTTTTCGCAATACGTACAAAATGAACAATTCAAAACTGAAAGTGCTACTAATACAGTACTTTTAGAAACTAAGTCTAACTTAGAAAGTATCGATATTATTGTCGATAAAGTTAATCCTGATGTGATGACTGGTAGAGTTATTCAAGGTGTAGTGTATTGCATTTATAAGAAAAAGTTCATCAATTTAACTGAATTAGCTAATCAGATTAGAGCACTGTATATTAACAAAGGTTATGGCGTTGTTGGATATGCAAAATTGCAACCAAAAGATTTTGTTAAGTATGCAACTGCCAAAACCATTCTTAAACGTTTATTTGATAACGAACTTTATAAAGTAGAAATAGACTCTCAAAAAGCAGCTAATTACTTCTTAGTCGAAGAATATGTTCAATTATAACATCATATATACTTTATATGAGGTTATAATTATGAAGATAGCAGGTTGTGATTTGAGCATAAATAGTTCTCGGTGTCGTAATTGAAGAACTCGATGATGAGTATAACATTCAAAGTATCGAATATCATGGATTTACAAGCAAAAGAAAACTTGAAAGTTCACAAATTCTTTATTATAATAATAAAGATTACAACACAGATTACGCGAAATATCAATGGATTTGTGATAACATCGTAAACTGGTGTAAAGATTGCGAATATATTGCTATTGAAGATTACGCTTATGGTAAAAGTGGAGCAATGGGCTTGATTTTTAACTTAGCAGAATTTTCAGGTAACGTCAAAATTTCTTTATTTAACGCAGGTAAAAACTTACGTACTTACAGCATTAATCAAATTAAGAAATTCTTTACAGCCTTTGGATTAAGCGATAAAATTAGCATGTATCAAGCTTGGGAAAAGATGACAACGACTAAACCAGATTTGTCATGCTTACCCGAAGTTGACAATGGAAAAGGCGTATCTCCAACAAGCGATATAGTTGATGCTTTCGCTGTTTGTGAATATCTACGCACTGAACTAACATTGCGTGCTGGTATAATTCAATTGAAAGATTTACCAAAGCACAAAATTGAATGTTTCAATGCAATAACGCGTGAACATCCTGAAGGCTTGCTTGTAGCTCCATTTATACACAAATGAACTAATCAACTGCTAAACTGCAACGCATAAAAGATAATAATGTGCGTTTATTAAGCAGAATGATTTAAAAGAAGTTTTTGAATATGTTAAAACGCTATATAGTAAAGACTATATCAAAACATACGAAAATCGCAAATGTAAATTAAAAAGAAATTATTATAATTTTAATACATTTATAAAACTGTGAGATTATTATGCAAGAAAATGAAAATGCTTTACTAATTAAAATAAAATACAAAGACGAAACTATTCCTCGTTTGAAAAAGCTTGAAAAAGGCGATTGGATTGATTTGGCTGCTGCTGAAGATGTAGTAATCAAGCCAATGTCATTCAAGTTAATCGATCTTGGAATAGCTATGAAGCTTCCTAAAGGATATGAAGCTCATATCGTTCCACGTTCATCTACATTTAAGAATTGGCATATTATTCAGACTAACCACATGGGTGTTATTGATAACTCTTATAGTGGTCCTGAAGATTGGTGGAAATTTCCAGCATTTAATTTGTCAACTACAGAAGCTACTTTAATTAAGAAGGGTGAACGTATTTGTCAATTTAGAATTGAAATGCAACAACCAGATGTATTATTTGATGAGTTAAACTTTCAAGAAGGAGTAAATCGCGGTGGATTCGGAAGTACAGGCAAAGAATAAGCTATCTTTATACGAATTCAACATCAAGATGTATACCTTGATGTGTAATGCATATTCGTCAATTAAAGACTCAAACATTGATGATGCTAAGAGAAAACTCAATAACATTATCAACGAGCTTGATGCGTACTATGAAGCCTAGCACTCTGCTAAAGTATGGGATTTTTCTTGACACATTTCTATAAATAATATATGCAATGGACATCTGAGATACTAAATAAACGTGTTATAAACTACAATCGAATTTATTTCAACAACGAAATTAAAAAACCAATTTATGTTCGTTGGTCTAGACGTTTATACAATTCTGATAGTCGTATTAACGCGTATTGTTTATCTAAACCTGATAAGCATATTATCATGCTAAATGTATCTCACAGCAATGTTTCTAATGAAATGATGCGTGGTCTTCTTGTTCATGAAATGATTCATGCTTGGCAAGACGAACATGATAAACATTTTCGTGATAATTGGAATGAATACAAAGGTCATAGCAAGAGCTTTATTAAGAAATGTGCAGAATTGAATTCAAAATTCAAGTTCACATATCCACTAATGCGCTATGCTGAAGATAAACAACAATTCAATTTGAAGAAACAAAATAAAGATGTCTATTTTGTCTATAAAATGACTACTAGCATAGTAGCACCAGGCATTAAATATCCAATTGGCGTTTTCATTAAGTTCTTATATCGAGAAGAAATTGTGAATTTGACAAATAAGGGACTTTCTGTTAAATACTATCCTATTGCAAAATTCACTGATAAAGTCGAGTATACAAATCTTAAAAACAAATATGTTACTCAAACTGATGTGCCAACTACTTATTCGCGTATAAAAGGCTGTAAATCGGCTGATGAATTCTTTAGCTACGCTAAAGATAATGTCGGTCTATATCGCATGTTTACTGATGATGACTTTAACTATGCGGATGGTTTGGAAATAGAACTTTAATTTACACATTTTAAAATTTTTATTATAATTTTAATATACATTTTATTATTAACTTGTTCCATTTAACATTAGGAAATTGATAATGTATACTTACAAAGACAAGATGAATATTATAGCAAATTTCAATGCAAAAAACAAGACTTGCTATCAATATGATGTTAAGACAGATACAGTTATTGAGGAATTTAATCGTAAGTCATTTCCGCTAACATTTGATCGTTGGTCAAACACTGTATTGATAAAGAATTCGCATAATGACCGAAGAAGAATATAAAGCTGAGTGGTTACTCGGTTTTCACCAAACAGACTATAATAACTGTAGATTTGCAGATGACAAAGTCCAATTCTGCAAAGATTGGATTGAGAAACACTGTAAACGTAACGGTTATTATATCAGCGATTTGAGCAGAATTATATGCGAACAAAAAATAAAAATAGCAATTGACTCAAATTACCGAGAATTGTGTGCTGATTGGTCTGATAAAATTAAAGCTCGTGAAAAATTAGCAGAATTTGACATGGCAAAATTGAGAATACATTCGTATCGTTGCAAATATGATAAATTGCGCGTACAAGATCTCATGAATTTAGATCAATCACAGCCATACATAGTCAAGTGTAATCATGGTTCAGGTTGGAACAGACAAAAGACAGAAACAAACTCTGTTAATTACATCCACGACGATATTGCAGAATGGCAGAATTTAAATTATGCGTATGTTGCGGGATATGAGGCCCAGTATGAAAACATTACGCCAGGCTACTTGATTCAACCACTTCTTTGTGATAAACCAATAGACTACGGTTTTTGGTACATAAAGGGCGAATTGCAAGCTATTAGTCTAACGAAGAAATTTGGAAAGAACTTAGAAGAATATCTTGCATTCGTCAAACCTGATTGCACTGCTAGTAGTTGGTGCGTTGGCATAAAGCCTGAGATGGGGAACTTGCCTTCGAAGTTTCAGTATATTGTCACGTGTTTACGTGAATATACTGAACAACTAGCAAAACCATTCGACTTTGTCAGAGTTGATATGATGTATGTTAATCGTCAACCATATTTTGGTGAGATGACATTCACTCCATGTGCAGGTAGAGTAGAAATAATTGGAAGATAAAGTGTACAGTAATTTGTACACTTTATTATATTTTTATTGTACAGCACTAACAAAGGAGCCACATCATGAAAAAGCTGTTAATTCTCATTTCTCTTCTTACTGGTATTGTTTTTGCTGGTGAGTGTGAACGTCTTTACAGAGAATTTGTAAAGAGAGTTCCTGGTCAAGATGTTACTATTTGCAGAGTTAATGTTGAAGGGCGTACTGATGTAGTTGGTATGTATTTCAAAATGAATAAGCAGCAAACTGTATTGCTTTATGGAAGTAATTATGATACGATGATGTATGCAGGTGATGATCCGTATGTTGCTAATGCTCATTGCATTAAAAATGGTCAATACAGAATTCTTACTCGATATATGACTGGTTCGCAAATTGCAGAAAAAATATTAAGCTTTAAAGCTTGCGAAGATGAATTTGTAATAAAACATGATCCAAAACGAAATGATCATTGGGTTATGACAAACTAATTATAAATATCTACGAAAATACACTTTCAAATGTATTTTCGTTTATTATATTTAAATTGATTTTGATTTTATAGGAGTTAAATATGTCTAAGATGTTGCAGTTTGATACAAACGCAAGAGACTCGATTATGAAAGGCGTTAATAAGCTTGCTAATGCAGTTAAAGTAACGCTTGGTCCTGCTGGACGAAATGTAATGATTTCCACTAATATGGGTGCACCGATTGTAACGAAGGATGGTGTTACTGTAGCAAGAGCTATTGATTTGACAGACCCATATGAAAATCAAGGTGCACAAATGGCAAAGTCTGTTGCAGCTAAAACTAATGATATTGCTGGTGATGGTACAACTACTGCTACTGTTCTTGCGCAGGCTATTGCAAAAGAAGGTTTGAAAGTTGTTGCCGCTGGTGCAAATCCAATGGATGTTAAGCGTGGTATTGACATCACTGTAGAAAAGATTATTGAAACAATCGATAAGATTGCAATCCCTGTTGAAGATAAAGAAAAGATTAAGCAAGTCGCTACAATTTCTGCGAATAGTGATTCTGAAATTGGTAACTTGATTGCTGATGCACTTGAACAAGTTGGTATTGAAGGTGTTATTGCAGTTGAAGAAGGAAAGTCAGCTAATACTACTTTGACAATTGTTAAGGGTATGCAGTTTGATAATGGTTTGGCATCGCCTTACTTCACACCAAACAATCAGCCTATTACACTTGAAGATGCATACGTTCTTTTGTATAATCAGAAGATTACTGCTATGAAGGATTTGATTCCTCTTCTTGAACAAGTCGCAAGAACAAACAAGCCACTTCTAATTCTATGTGATGACTTGGAAGGTGAAGCACTTGCTACTCTATTAATTAACAAAGCACGTGGTACTTTGAATGCAATTGCAGTTAAGGCACCTGAATATGGCGAACAACGTAAGCGTATGCTTGAAGATATTGGTGTTTTGACTAATGGTCAGCTTATTTGTGATGACTTTGGTGTAACACTTGATGAAGTTTCAATTGATATGCTTGGTCAGGCAAAGTCTGTTACAGTTGATACAGCTTCTACTTTGATTGTCGGCTACGATAATGATGAAACTAAGAATGCAGTTGCACAGCGTGCAGATGAAATTCGTACAGAAATTGCTAAGACTACTTCTGAATATGAAGTTGAAAATCTTAAGAATCGTTTGGCAAAGCTAGTTGGTGGTGTTGCAGTTATTTCTGTAGGTGCAGTAACTGAAGTCGAAATGAAAGAAAAGAAATATCGTATCGATGATGCTGTTAATGCAACTAAGGCTGCTGTTGCAGAAGGAATTGTTCCAGGTGGTGGTACTGCTTTAATTAGAGCATCAGTTATTGCTCAGGAAAATACACATGTTGCTGGTACAGATGTTCTTGCAGGTTATAATATTGTTATGCGTGCAATTGAAGAACCTCTACGTCAGATTGTGACAAATGCTGGTCTTGAAGGATCTGTAATTTGCAACAAGGTTAAGCTTGAAACTGGTAACGTTGGTTACAATGCTAAGACTGATATTTTCGAAGATTTGGTTAAGGCAGGCGTTATTGATCCAGCCAAGGTAACTAAGACTGCATTGCGCAATGCTGCTTCTATTGCTTCTATGATTTTGACAACAGATTGTGTCATTGTCGAAAAGCCAGAAGAACATAAGTGCGAATGCAATGCACAGGCACCTATGAGCATGTCAGGCATAATGTAATTTATCAAATTTCAAAATTGAAAAGTCGAGTTGCAAAAACTCGACTTTTTTATTATATTATCATTATAAACATTTTGGAGTAAAAATGAGAAATTACGAACAAGTATTAAAAATTCTTGACTTGCGTAAAGAAATTGTAACTTTTACAGAGTTTAAAAAGACTGTTTTGGCTGCACTGTCTGATATTAAAGAATGCGCAGTAGAAGGCATTGACAATGCAAAAGAATGGATTGTAAATGCAGTTAACAAAGCAAACGAAAACAAATAAGGTAAAGTATGAAGTATTTGAACACTAAAAAGCCAGTAACTTGTTATTTAGCATCTCGGTTGGTTTAATGATTTTCAAGAAGAATGTCGTCAAGATATTTTGCAAGCGTTAGAAGAAACTGAAATTTCTTACTTTAGTCCAAAAGATGAAGTGCTTGTAAATCCAAATTCGACTGAAGAAGAACAAAAGAAAGCGTTTGATGCAGATATCGGATTTATTTTTAATTGCGACTTTGTAATTGTTAATACTGCAGGTAAAGATCTTGGCACAATTTTTGAAGCAGGATTTTCGTATGCGTATAAGAAGCCGATCATCTATTATTTTAAAGCGCCTGATGGTGTAAATTTCAATTTGATGTTAGCGCATTCTGGTGCTGCAGTTGCAAAGAATAAGCAACAATTGATTGACATTCTAAATCAATTGAAGAACAACGAGTTTGATTTTTCTAAGCTTGAAAAGTATAAAGGCAATATCGAATAATGAAGTTGTATAACAATGAGCAAGTAGTAATTAGTTTGACTTCTTGGTCAAAGCGAATTGATAATGTTCATAAAACAATTCAATCACTTTTACAATGGTGTGGATATTGTCATATTATATTAGTTCTTTCAACTGACGAATTTCCAAGACAAGAAAAAGAATTGCCACAAGAATTGATTAAATTGATTGATGGTGATTTTATAGAGTTACTATGGGTTAAACGAAATTACAAAGCCTATAAAAAATATTTCTTTACTGCAATGAAATATTCAGAAGCAATTGTAGTAACTGCAGATGATGATAGTATCTATACGTCTGACTTTGTTGGCGAATTGTATTCACATTGGACAAAAAATAAAAATGGAATTGTTACATTTAGGAGTACAATTCCGTCTATGAAACGTGAATATAAGACTACTTGTTTACAATATGGTGTAGCAACACTTTATCCACCTAACTATTATAATGATGTTGGTTTGAAGTTAATTACAGACGAAACTGTTTTCAATCAAATTGCAGAAAATTCGTTTGATGACAACTTTCATTCAGCATTGAGAGTCGTTCTAAATAAAACAGACTATACAATTATTGACAAGTGTCATAAATCTGTATGGCATCCACATGATGAAGTCGGTGCAGTTACTGCAAGAAGAGATTTAACAAAGATGGATCCTAATTCTGACGAATTTAAACAGATTATGGCTGAAATTGATGAACAAAATTTTAGAAAGACTGAAACATTAGAAAACATTATTAGAGAAAATATCGAAAGAGTATAAGGAGTAACAAATGAAATACGATATGATTTGTATTGAAGGAATTGATAAAACTTGTAAAGATCTTGTTGGTTACATTATGTGTAAGTTGTGTAATTACAAGTACATTTTCATTGGACGTGGTTTGATTTCAATGATGGCATATTCAAAGCTATATAATCGTCCTTATGCGTTTAATCCTGAAAACGCAAAGAACATTATCTTTATCAATTTGAATACTGAAAAACTTGATTGGATTGCAAGATGTGAAAAATCTGATGAAAAGCCAATTAACTTTGAAGAAAACGTTAAAGCTTTTAGAGATGCAATTGATGAATTAAAAGAAAAACTTGGTGATGATTTCAAACTCATCGAATTTAACGTTTCTCATCAGTCGTTATATGACATTGCACAAGAAGCTTTGAAATATGTAGAAAAATTGAATAATGAAGCAGTCTAAAAAATTATTATACTTTAATCTAGAGGAATTAAAATGCTAAATCAAAATTTAAAAGATTATTTGTTAGACATTGATAACTTAAGAAGTATTATTAGATTTCAGACTGCGCCTAGAAATGCAAAAGAAACAGTTGCAGAACATTCATTTTATGTAGCTGCAATTGTTCTTAAATTGCATGACTATTTTGATTTTAATCTTGAACAAGCTTTAGTAACTGCTTTGCTGCATGATTATGCAGAAGTTTATATTTCAGATGTACCACATTCTATCAAAGTTGCAAATCCAAAAATTTCAATTGAATTAGAAGCTGTAGAAACAAAAATTAACATTGATAAGTTATCAACTGAAATTGCACAAAACATTGCAGATTTCAACAATTGTACAACAGCAGAAGGTTGTATAGTAGCTTTAGCAGATACTTTGTCAGTACTCATGTATTCACGCTATGAAGTTAAGTTAGGAAATAAAGAATATATGCGTGAAGTTTATCATAAGACTTTTAGACGAGTTACTGCTGTATTGACAAAAGCTTCTAAATATTTTAAGAAAAATGTTACTATGATCGACATGATTAACTTGATTGATGATTTTTCACAAAGTAAAATAAAGGACAATTAATGAAACTTGACAATATTTCTAAAGGTTATGAAGACATCAGAGTGTCAGTAATTAATTATAACATGAACATTGCAAAGCATGCATGGGATTGTTATAAGATGACTTGGACATCTTTACAAGATGTCGAGTATGACCCAACTGACTCAAGAGTAGTAGAAGCAGTGAACAACATTATTCGTTTTAGAGCATTGCCAATGCCAAGAGAACAAGCAATTTTGACATTCAAAATTGAAAATGTATCTCGAGTAATGTTAGCTCAAATTACTCGTCAAAGTAAAGCAAGATTCAATGTAGAATCACAAATGCCACTTCCTGTAGAACATAATGTGATTTTGCCTTTGAATATTGCAGAAGATCCAGATTTAAAGGATGATGCAAAGTCTTTGATTGAACTTTCTCAAAAAGTTTATGACAAGTGTATTGCAAATGGTATTCCGCCTCAGGATGCAAGATATTTGTTGATGCATGGTCAAACTACTTCATTAGCATACGTTGTAAATGTAAATGATTTCTGTTCAGCATTTGCATTTAGATGCGAAAATAACTTATCTGATGAAATTAACCTTGTTTATCGTTTGGCAAAGAAAGCAATTCTTGACAAAGTTAAGCAAGATTACTTGGATGGTACTATCGATGCATTGACTTATAATTTCTATACTGAAATTATTAGTCCAGCAGACTGTGCAGGTGCAGCTCGTAAAGTTGGTCAAAATTATGATAAAGTGTTTGGTAATAGCTTTGCACGTTATCCAGCAGCAAATGCAGAAGTTCAAAAGATTACAGATGAATGTGATTATGACTTTAAGAAATCTGCATGGTATGCTGAATTAAAGAGAATGAATAAGGACTTGTTGTTCGATGGTGAACAAGAAATGATTGATTCTTGGTCAAATTAAAATAGCATAGGCACGATCAAAAGAAAGCTGACGTGAGTGAGTCAGCTTTTGTAGTATATGAAGCCTATCACTCACTAAAGATGAGTGATTTTCCAGCGTGACAAGCAGTTTGACTGATTGTTATGACTGATTCCTGCTCAAGAGAACTAATGTTCTCAGTATTAACAGGCTTTAGAGATTCATCTCTTCCTGACCTTCCATCAGTATTTCTACTTAAAATTTTAAGACCTTCTTGAAGTATATTAATCGCAGCATTTTCGTCACGGTCTAAGTATGTACCACATTCAGGACAAGTCCAAAACCTTTCTTCAAGTTTTAGTCCTTTGTATTTGAATCCACAACAATGACATAACTTAGATGATGGATAGAATGTTCCTACCTTTACATATTGTCTATATTGTTCCTTAGCTTTGTATGCTATCATATTACAGAAACTTCCAAAAGAAGCATCAGAAATACTTTTAGCTAACTTATGATTCTTTAACATACCTTTAACATTTAGGTCTTCGGAAACAATGACTTGGTTTTCGTTCACTATTTTCCTTGACCATTTGTGCTGAAAGTCTTTTCTTTGATTTCTTATTTTTTCATGTAGTTTAGCAAGTTTTAAATTAACTTTCTTGTAATTTTTACTAAACTTTTTGCATTTACTTAAAACTCTTTGTGTTTTCTTTATTCTATATTCAGTCTTTCTGTAATACTTAGGATTTTCAATTACTTCTCCGGAATCAAAAATAACAAAATCCTTCAAACCTAAGTCAAATCCACATGCTTCAAACTTAGGTTCTACATAGTCTGTCTCATGAAGTTCACAACAAAGACTAGCAAAATACTTGTTAGTAGAAGTTTTCTTAATCGTTATGTTATAGATATGAACTTTAGACCAATCTATTTTATTATAGTTCTTGAATTTAATTAGTCCAAGCTTTGGAACTTTGATGTGTTCATAGTCTTCAATTCTTATGTCATAACCTTTAGAAGTCTTTGTAGCAGCAATCCTAAATGATTCTTTTTGTCATTTCTTGTGAAATTTTGGATATTTCTGTTCAGTTTTTGAACCTTCTTTTAACGATTTAAAGAAATTATTGAAAGCAGTCATACAGTCCATATAGGAATTAGCAAGTGCTTGACTTGGCACTTTTGTAAGGAACTTCCATTCTTCTTTAAAACTCTTCAAATTTGGATTAAAACTTAACTTATAGTCTTCCCATAGTTCTTTCTTTAAAGCTAGAACATGATTATATACGAAACGAGAACAACCTAGAGTTCTGTCTATAAGAACTCTTTGTTCTTTGCTTGGATATAATCTTATTTCTAGTCCTTTTTTCATATTAAAAAAATCCTATCGTAATTACGGTACGATAGGATGAAGCTATTTCTAGCTTTTAAAAATCTTATTTCCTATTATTAGAACCGTAATTTCCAATAATCTATATTATATTTATATAAGTTTCTTTTCAAAAATTGTATATATTTAGTCGCTATCTATATCACAGGCTAAAGACCTGTAATTTTTTTGCAAAGTATTATAAATATAAAAAGAGAACGTATGGCTACTAATATAAAAGAACACGATTGGACACAACCTTATTACAATCCTGCTGAACATGGATGGTTCAAAGCAGATGTAGGTGGCGCAGACAATAACTATGGTTATCCTAGCGATTATTTCTTTGCTGATACAATGAGAGCAATTTCTACCGCATTCGGTAAGAAGTTTAGCAACATGGTCATTATTCGTGAAGACGAAAAAGGCTATCCAAGAAAGCACATTGAAGTTCCTATTAAGTTTGGTCCACGTTCAAAAGCACATGATTATAGAACTGAATTAGAAGCTGGTCAAATTGACGAAAATGGTGTAGTCGAACCAAAGTATTATGTTCAGAACCCTTGCATGACATGGAAATTTACAAGTGGTTCTTATGATGGTTCACGTCAAACAAGCTCAAATGAAATTCGTGCATTCTATGACAAATACTTTATGTCGAGAGGCATTGAAATGTCGACATGTGATTTGTTCTGGAAAGATACGATGGTTATTCCAGTTAACATTGGAATTCAGTTAAAATGTTATGCAGATAAAGATGCAGACTTGAATCGTATGTTTGAAATGATTATGCGTAAAACAAAGGATTCTGCTATGTTCTTATACGTAAAAGAATTCTGGTTTATGAATATTCGTAGAGATATTAAAGTCAAGCTAACAAGTTTCAATTTCGATTATGGTAAAGACGACATGGGAGCAGAAGATAAACGTGAAGTTTCAGTAACATTTGACTTCATATGCGAAGCTTTCGTATATCGTCCAATTGAAAAAACAAGTTTGATTACAAGCATTGTTACAACTTTGAATCCAAACATCGCTCATGGTCCAATTATGCGATTTGGAATTTCTGGTAACGCACACATGCATGAAAAATATTCTAATTCTGCAACTTATATGGAAGCTGCACAAACGGGTATTTTCGATGGAAGTTTAACTTCTGCGTACGATTTCACAGTTCCTCAACATCAGCAATACGAAAATATGAAAGTTGCAGTTGGTCTTGCATCGGCTATGGTAAGTAGCTATGACATTCCATTTACACAAGCAGATATTGCTTCAATTTCAGCCAATTATCCAGGCGCATCTGCATTAACAGGTTACACTACTAAGTATGTTTATAGCGCAATTCCTGATACATGGCGTGAATTTGATAGAGCATTTTCTATTCTTGATTCATCAACTTACATTTTTGGTGATGTTAAAACGAGTGCAATTAAAAATGGTGTTGTAGTTGAAGACGTTACAAGTGGTACTTGTTTGACTTCTTACAATTATCGCATGCACCCATATAGAAACACTCAGTTTACTCGTAACTTTATTGACTTTGATACGAAAGACTTGGAAGATTCTAAGCATAACATCATTCACACAATTTATGGAACGTCTCATGCTAACTACTATCCAGTTTACGAATTAGATAGTAGAACTGAAGTAAATGGTGAACCTAACAAGAATTACATGATTGCACCTTATGTAGTTGACCCGATTTACAGCTACATATATATTACGCCATTCGAAATTGACGAAAGTACTTCTGCAAAAATTGATTTAGAAGACAATGAATATATGCAGTGGTTTTATGGTAGAAGCGACAATCAGTGGCATCAATTAGGAACAATTACGATTAACTTCGCAAGATAAAATATGACATTAAATACTATCATTTGTGGTTACATACATGCAGGTTTCTTGATATTAAAGAACGCATTAGAAGCATGCCTAGTGTATGCAAAAGCGATTATCAAATCAATTGATTCGTTGGTGATGGCTATTGAAAACATGATTAAGCTTACTTGCTTAGAGATTCTAAATGCGGCTCTGGCGGCGTATCAAATACTGTGTAAGTATTTGACAGACTGGATTATGCAAAAAACTCATGCTAAAGACTTACTAGATAAGTTCTGTAAGTCTATCTTCAAATGTTCATATATCTTGAAAGAATTGCTAAATCCAAGCTCACCTATTACAAAGACTTTGCAACAGTATGGTGGTTATGATGCTACAGCTCAAGCAAATCTTTACAAAGACATTTCTGATTTTGACACATTTAGACGTCAAATTTGTAGTTCAGGCTTCACTTTCATGTGGGGTTTAAACTATTTGCGTGATAAAGGTGAAGAGATTCTTGCTAAAATCAACGAATGGGTTGACGTGATTACACGTAACAGAAATAGAATTAGAAAAAAGCTAGAAAGCTACTTCTATGCTATTGAAGATTTTGGTATTTTAGATTTACTAAGACAGTTATCTGTATTCTTTAATTGTATTCTAAGTCCTGAAGATGAAACTTGTGCTTCTATTGCAACTTCTCAAAACTTCTATAGAAAGTGTATGGGTGCATTGCATATTAGAGAAACTGGCTATGGTCAATTTAAGTTGACTGATTCATGGTTAAAGCAGAAACTTGGTACATGTGATAACGTAACTCTACAATTGAATCAAGTTAAGAACAATTTAGCAATTGCTTTGACTGATGCTGGTATTACCTCTAAGAACTTAGCAAATGCTCAAAATGCATACAACTTGGCAAACTTTGTAAGAGATACAAAACGTGCATACGATAGAGGCGATTGGAATGCTGTTCCAGGAGTTAAGTGGTTTAAATCTACATTCTCAGATGCAGCAGCATTTGGTTCTGCGCTTGCAAATGCAATGTCAGAAATTAAATCGCGTTTTTCAAATGTTGACTTGTCATTTGATTCAATTCTCGAATTCTTAAAAGTGAAAGACGATAGAGTTGTATATGCAAATCCTGCAGAAGTTGATACGATTGACTTAACTGATATTTTCTTCCCAAATGGCTCAAGTGGAGATGGTTCAACTATCTATGTTGGTTCTGCAGATGTTGAATTAGCTATAGATTCTATGAATCGTTTTTATTGGACAGAAGATGGTCAGCTTGTTTCTATGAGCTATGTCGTTGATTCGTTAGTAAATGGAACAGACGAAAAATTGAACAACGATATCGATAACAAAATGAGCGTAATTAACGCTATGTCAGATACTACATTTGTAATGAATAAATATTAAGGATAGTTTATGTTACCACTTTCTGCAAACGCAAATTTTAGTACAATTGCTAAACCGCAAACTGTTGAAAACCCATTTGCTGACTTAAATGGACGTTCTTGTGATGAAGATTTATACGGTGTAGACGCAATTAACCAAGCAATTGAAGTAATCATTACTACAATGCCGGGTGAATGTTTATTCAATGCACCGTTGTTTAGTCCTTTGTATGAAATTCTATTCGATAATTACACTGATGGTCTTGAAGAACAAATTTTCAATAAAATCGAATTGTTTGTACCAATTAGAGTAAATCGAGAGGCTGCAGAATTTAATTATAAAGCTAGCGATCATACATTACAGATTTCGATTCCTTGGGTATCTTTAGAAGGTAATTTTAGTAGCGTGTTTAGGCGTCACATCGGTCGCTAAGTATAAATATCATTTTTTGGTAGTATAAATAATTACATAAGCAAATATTTACATTTGGAGGAAAATTATGGATAAAATCATAGAAAAGCTTAAAGCAGCAAACATTTCCGAAGAAGATCTTAAGACTATCAAAGAAGCATTTGACACTGAAGTTAAAAAGCGTGTAGTTGAAGAAACTAAGATTATTTCTGAAAAAGCTGATGAATGGACACGTCAAAAGGTCGATGCAGCTATTAAGCTTAAATCTGAACAATTGAATACTTTAGCAGAAACTTATTGTAATAAGAAGGCTGCTACAATTGCTCGTAAAGCTGACAGAAAGATTCACGAACATATTGCAAAGCTTGAAAAGCTTACACAACAATATATTACTGAATATTTTGCTGAAAAGTTCCAGGAAAAGTATGGCGAAGAACTTGCTTTGATCGAAAATAAAGTTATTGATGCTGTTGATGATTACTTATCTTATGCAGTAACTGAAAACATTAAGCCAGAACTTATCACTAAGACTGCTATTAACGAAACAATTGCTCCTCTTGTTAAGGGTATTCAAAATTTGTTTGAAGAACAATATGTTCCTCTTAACGTTTCTGGTACAAAGAAACTTAAGGAAGCAAATCGTAGAGTTGCAGAACTTGAATCTAAACTTCAGACTCAATTGACAGAAAATATTCGTTTGAGTGAAGCTGCAAGAACTGCTGAAAAGCATGCTCTTATTGCAGAAAAGACTGCTTCTATGGACGATGAAATGAAAGAAAAAGTTAAGAGCTTCTTCGAATCAAAGGACTATGAATCTACAAAGTCTGACATCGATACATATTGCGAATTGATTAACGAATATAAGACAAACGAGCTTCCTATTGCAAACCAAACACTCTTGCACGAAAAGCGTCAGGACGTTCTTCGTAAGAGACCTGCAATCGAAGATGGAGTTCCTGATTTTATCACTGAAAAATTCAAGCCAGTTGATAATACGCAAGATGTAGATAAGTTCTTGCTACAAGCTAATCAATATCTTGAAAATGCACTATAATTAGTATAAAAATTTATACACAATCTGTATAAATAACTATAACAACAAATTATTCTTTTGGAGGAATAAATGAAACTTACAGAAAAATGGACTAAGGTCCCTGAACAGTTGACTGTTGCTACTATTCCAGATCGCATTATTCGTGAGAATACTGCAAAGCTTATGGAAAACCAGCGCCGTCAAGCAATTAACGAAGATTTTGGTATGAACGTTGGCGCACCTCTTGGTGCTAACCAGGGTATTCCTTTTGGTGGTGACGGTAAAGCTGTCTTTGCACCAATTGCAATGGCTCTAGTTCGTCGTGTTTTCCCTAACCTATTTGCAAACGTTTTAGTTGGTGTACAGCCACTTAATGGTCCTGTAGGTTTGGCATACGCATTGCGTTTCTTGTACAAGGACAAGAACTCAGATAAGATTGTTGAAGCAGGTTGGAAGTCAGTTCCTAAGTATTCTGGCTATTCGGGCTCTACAGCTAACACAAGCGGTATTCCTGATGCAGGTACTGGTATCGAAACTGAAACTGCAGAACATTGGAAGGTCCAAGGTGGTGGTGCTGAAGACTTCACAAAGATGCCTGAACTTGGTATGATGATCAGCCGTCAGGCTATCGTTGCTAAGAGCAGAAAGCTAAGTGCTAGCTTCAGTATTGAATCTGCAGAAGATATTAAGAGAATGCAGAACGTTGATATGATGACCGAAATGGTTAAGATGCTTCAGTATGAAATGACTGCAGAACTTGACCGTGAAACAATTGGTCACTGTAAGAACCTTTGCATTAAGCACACATTTGCACGTAAAGAAGACGTTGGCGTTGATGCAGACGCAGATCGTTGGACAGGTCGTTGGTCTCAGGAAAGATTTTCTGGAATCGTAACTCAGATCATGCGTTATGCTAACCAAATCCGTACTGCTACACGTCGTTCTGCTGCTAACATTGCAGTAGTTAGCCCAGATATGGCTACTGTTCTTCAGAGCGCAGCTCCATTCTTTAACAAGATCGTTACAAACGTTAATGGTTCCGCAGCAACTCCAGAAGTTGGTACTTTGAACAGCTCTATCAAGGTATATTGCGACCAGTACGCAACAGACGAACATTTGAATCTTGATAATGGTCAGGTTCTCTTGGCATTCAAGGGATCTGAAAACAACGATGCAGGTGTTATCTTCTGTCCTTACATCACAGGTCTTGTCAACCAGGCAATCGATCCTAACGATTTCAGCCCTCGTATTGGTGTTATGAGCCGTTACGCATTCGCTGATAATATGTTAGGTGCAGAAAACTATTACCGCTTGTTGGAATTCAAGGACTTGTTCCAGACTACAACAGAATCTAAAGTTTGGTAATTTAGTTTACTAGCTTAATTTTAAAACCGAAGTTGCAAAACTTCGGTTTTTTATATAAATATATTGTAACTAATATATTAGGTGAACTGAATGGATATTAAACTTAAATGCAAAATTTGTGGTCAAGAATTCACTAACTATTGTAGTGTAACTACACACACAAAGCGTAAACACAATATTGATTCAAAAACGTATTATGATACGTATTTTAAGACAAACGACGAAGGTTTTTGTAAAAATTGTGGAAAACCAGTTGAATATCGCGATTTACAACACGGCTATAGAGAATTTTGTTCAAGAAAGTGTTTTTGGCAATATACTACAAAATTGCAATCTACGAAAGATAAACGTAAAGCAACGTGTTTGGATAAATTTGGTACAGACTCTTACATGACTAGTGCTGATTTTAAACAAAAAGCTGAACAAACTAACTTATCTACATGTGGTTGTAAGAATGCAGGTGGTTCAGCAGAATCAGTTGCTAAAATTAAAGCTACAAAATTAGTAAATCATGGTTCTGAGAATTATAATAATATCGAACAAATGAATGCAACAAAACTCGCAAAATACGATAACGAATGGTATTCAAACAGAGAACAAGCTTTACAGACTTTAGCTAGTAAATATAACGTAAACGAACCAATTACAACTCCGTATGCTTTATCACAAATACATGAAAAATCTATGCAAACGATTGCGGAAAAACATAATTATCCTTATAAAATAACATCTCCTTTTTGTATTCCAGCTATTAGTAAAAAAGCGCTTGGACATGCTAGTAACATGACAAAGCCAGAAAAGAAGTTAAATGAATTTTTGACTAATAGAAAATTTAATTTTCAATATGGATACGAGTGCAATGGTAAAAATTTTGATTTTGCGATATTTGACAAAAGTAACAATTTACAAATTTTAATAGAAATTGATGGACTTTATTATCACGGTTTAACAGAAGACAGTAATGGAAAACACGTAAGAGGAGATACAGATCATGAACGTTTTAGTAAAGTACCAGAAGGTGTTAAATTTATCGTGTGTGATGAAACACGTCTTGAAGATTGTTTTTCAGAAATTTTAAAAGTATATGACATTGACTATACTGAATGGATTCAAACAATTCTACGCAATATGCCAACAGAATTTCCATATCCCGAATATGATGATAAACGTTTATCATCTGACTGGAAGCATTTACAACAATGGGATTGGAATCCACATTCAAGAGTTGGCATAAGTATAGTAAATAATTTTCACAAACACATTTGGCAATCAAAAGTTGATAATAATTTAAGTCCTGTCGAATGTTGGCAAAATAAAGACTTATTATTGCGATCTATAAAAAATCGAGTAATTTACAGTTCAACACTTAGTTCACATTCAATTGCAGCAGGTTTTAATATTTGTAAAATTGCTCCAAAAGTTTCAGTGTTTAATCCAATGTTAGCTAAACATATTGTAAAAACATATTTACAAGAATATGATAATGTATTTGATCCATTTAGTGGATTTAGTGGTAGAATGTTGGGTGTATGTGCTTGCGGAAAAAGCTATATCGGTCAAGATATTAATGAAACACATGTTAAAGAAAGTAACGAAATTATTAAGAAATTTGATTTAAATGCTACAGTTATTCAACAAGACGTGTTTAACTCTACAGGCGAATATGATAGCTTATTTACGTGTAGTCCATATAATCTGAAAGAAGTGTGGAATGACACTGAAACTAATTTAAGTTGTGACGAATGGATTGAAGCATGTTTAACAAGATTTAAATGTAAAAGATATGTTTTCGTAGTTGATAAAACTGAAAAATATAAAGATTACATAGTAGAAGAAATCAGCAATAAATCACATTTCAGCAATACAAAAGAATATGTAATAGTGTTGTAAAGTTTCGTTAAATTAGATAATTTTAAGAACTGATACCGTAGTATCAGTTCTTTTTTCTTTTGCATAAATACTATATGCTACAAAGTGAATTAAATGAAAGTAAATTGACTAATACATTGGCTGCGGCTGGATTAGCAGCTGGTCTTGCTTATGGTAACGTTGACATGAAACCTGTTCAAGGTTACGATACAAGATATAATAATAAAACACCAACACTATTCCAAGCAAGACATAATCACGATTTTGACGCTGATCAGTTCAGTTACAAGTTCGATCAATTACCTAACAAGATTGAAAAAACTCAATATGACTCGCTTGATATACAAGCTACCACTGAAAAAATTTTTGCCACTCCCGACTCAATTTTGACCAAATATGGGCGAAAAAATGCTGCAAAAATAGCAGAATTTGTCGTAAAAGCAGCTGATAAATACGATATTGACGAAAATATACTTTTGGCAATTTTATCAACTGAATCTGGATTTAACCAAGAAGCAGTGTCTCATACAGATGTTAAAAGTATTGCGCAAATAACTTCGACAACATTTAATAGTCTTCAACAACGTAAGAAGATTGATAAGTCGCATTCAATGGATAAAATCATAAGCAATGTTGAAGATGCAATCTATGCAGCAGCAGACATTATTAACTACTTCTCGAAGCACATGCACAATAATATTGAAATGATATTCGCTGAATATAATGGTGGAGCTAACGGTGGTGCTTCTCCATACAGAATGTTTCGTCAAGGTATGAGTAAAAAGACGATTATAGAATGGATGAAAAAGAATAATTGTTCCGAAAAAACTATCAATAACTTCTTTACTGAAACTATTCCGTATGTTGAAAAATGTATGAAAGCTTACAAATACTATCTAGCATTAGATGACAACATGTAAAGTATAAATATAAAATTGGAGATTACTAATGTCCGAACCTTTAAAACTTTTAAATGAAGATTGTATTGCTGAGCAAAAAACAATCACTGAAAATGTCGGTAATAAACAGCACATGTATATTGCTGGTCCGTTCTTGCAAGCAGTAACGCGTAACAGAAACGGACGTGTTTATCCACAACATATTATTGAACGTGAAGTTGGAAAATTCCAAAGTTTAATTGAATCACATGAAGCTGTTGGTGAACTTTCTCACCCAGATTCTGGTGAAATTAACCCAGATAGAGCAGCAATTCTTATTACTGACTTGCGCATGGATGGCAATCTTGGTATGGGAAAAGCTAAAGTTCTTTCTACACCTTGTGGTGCAATCCTCGAATCACTATTAAATGATGGTGTTCGTATGGGTGTATCTTCTCGCGGAACTGGTAACCTTGGTAAAGACAACGTTGTTTGCGAAGACTTTAATCTTTTAACGATTGATGCAGTTTATATGCCATCTGCTCAAGTTGCATATTCTGATGCAATTTATGAATCTGTAAATTACGTTTCGAATTGGGTTCTTAATGAAGCAACTGGCTTGTACATAGAAAAGAAAGAAAAGATTAGTAACGCAGCAAAAGACTTTAAGAAGAAAGTTGATAATAAAGGCTGTGATAAATCTTGTTCAGAAGCAGTTATTGAAGCATTTAAAGATTTCTTCAAGACACTATAAGGATAAAAATATGCTAGTAAGTGAACAAATTTATTCGACGTTAAAAGCATATCCATATTCGAACAAGAAAATGATGGTACATTAATTGACGAATTTGGTTTTCAAATTTAGCTAAAACAAATAATAGGAGCATTATATGTATTTACCAATTCTAGAAGAATATATTAATGAAGGTTGTACTTTGGAAGTCGTTGATGAAAAAGACGACATTGGCGAACACTTCAAAAAGTATATGAAGAAAAAGAAAGCAGAAGAACCAAAGACAAAGAAAAAGAAAACTTGCAGCGGTTGCTAATTTTTCCAAATAGTAAATACAAAGACTGAGCTTTTGCTCAGTCTTTTTGCTATAAATATACAAAGAGGTTTATATGTTACTATCAGAATCTATTGAAGACGGCACAGCAAAAAATTTAAATGAAATTGTCAATCACATGCGTTTAGCATTGATGACTAATAACGATTATCTTGAAAAAGCAATTTTAAAGCTTTATAAGTATCAAACTGAACACGAACAACAGCTGCAAGATACTGCTATGCGTAATGGCGTAGGCTTTAATACGATCGATGCTAACTTCTTAAGTTCACTTGCTGAATGGATTCTCGATAGAAAACACGCACCTGCAGCTAAAAAAGATAAGTATGTTGTTAGAAGGCATTTGACAAATAAACAACTTCTATTTGCTAGAAAGAAAGTAACTAAATACGCTAGTCAGTTAGTAAACATGTACATTGATGCTGGTGTAATTAGACACATTGGAAAAGGACAATGGACATGGGTTCCTAAAGCAGAACGTGATAGAATTAAAAGAGCTGCACAACAGATACGTGACGCAGAAACAGCTACATTTAAACCTACTAAATTTGAAAGACCTAGCGGACAATTAGACTTGTTTCACCAGTCTACAGAAGATAAAAAGGTATAACATGGACGAAAATACACAAGCAGTACAAGATCGCTTTGGTGAATTGAGTGACTATGTAAATAATGTAGGTGATGCTTTTGCATCACATCCTAAGCCAGTACATGGTGACATTCCATTTCCAAATGGACGTCCACCGTTTGTTCCTCCAGTGCCAAATCCTCCGGTACATACTGTGGCTATGCAACATCATCCAGGTCCAAAGCCACCTCCTTTGCCATATAAGAATCCAAAAGATCCATACGCGCACATGGGCGATATTGACAATATTGCACAAATGCGTACATATATTCTTCAACAGTTAGGTTCGCCAGTAATTTGCGTAGAACTTTCTGAAGAACAATTGAATAACGTAATTCTTGATACAGTACGTTATGTTCAACGTTATTACATGGACGTTGGTTCTTATAAAGACTACTTAATGATGGAATTAAAGAAAGGCATTACTCACTACAAGATTTGTCAAGAACTTGAACAAGTAGTAACTTTCGAATTAACATCTTGGCTTGCGTCTGGTATTAACGATTTGTTCACTGTATCGCATAACTTGCTTTACAATGAAATGAACAGCTTAAACGGTTGGCAATTTGCTGGTTCATGTTGGGGTAATAACAGCTCTTATGGTGACATTCTAGGTTCTTGGAATGCTACATTAACTTGGTTAAAAGAATTGAAGAATGACTTTGGTCCTGCTTTCCAAGTTCGTTATAATAATCTTGACCATGAACTTTCTGTATGGCCTACGCCAAAACATGACGTTATTGGCTTAATGTGGGTATATAGACGTCAGAACGCTGCAAAGATCTTCAACAATCCAATTTATAGACGAATGGTTGTTGCTGCAGCTGGTAAAATTTGGGCAAATGCACTAAGCAAATATAACTTAACGTTAGCAGGCGGTGGTACTTTGAATGCTACTCAGCTATATTCTAACTTTGTAACCGAATATGACTGGTGTATTGAAAGAATCGATAAAGAATCGCCAAATGGCTATTTCTTTGTAGGATAATTTTATTATATTTTTATAAAAAAGGACAGATAGTTTATACCGCTATTTGGCAAGTTTTTACCGAAACTTGCCTAACTTTTTTATAAATATTATGACGAACGGTAATTCGTCATTAAATAAATGAGGTATATATGTCTGTAACAGGCAGAAAAGCTACATTAACTTATTGTGAAATTTGTAAGCAAGAAGTAAAATATTTTAATAGACATCTTGCAAAACATCATCCAGAAATTTCACAATTAGACTATTTCAATAAGTATATTAGAACGTCAGATAAACAAGGCTTTTGTAAAACTTGTAGTAAACCTACTACATTTTTTGGACCGATTGCAGGCTTTGCAATATATTGCGGTGCAAAATGTCAAATGACAGATCCTGATATGCAACAAAAGTATCGTGATAATTACATAGCTAAAACTGGTTTTGAACATAATTTCAAAAATCCAGAAATTATTGACAAAATTAAACACACACAAGTTGAAAAGTATGGCGGAATTGGTTTTGCTAGTAAAGAATTACGTGAAAAATCATTAAATGGCTTAGATAATTGTATGCACGATCCTAAAGTAGTTGAAAAAGTTAAAACAACAAGATTAGCAAATAATAATGGTGTATGGTGTTCTGATGAGCAATTGACTGCTATACATGAAGCAAATAAAAATCCAGAAAAATATCTAAAAGCAGTACAGACGAAATATATCAAAAACAATGGTAAATATGCATCTGTAGAAACACACATTAAACGTGAAAATACTATGTTAAAACGTTTTGGTGTAAAAAATATATTGCAATTGCCTAACACGCATGCTAATAATATGATGCCAAAAACTGAAAAGAAATTATTAGAATTTTTAACACATAGACACATCGAATTTGAACATAATTTTTATGTCAATGGAAAACATTTTGATTTTGCCATATTTAAAGATAACAAACTAAATCTATTAATAGAAATTGATGGAGTATATTTTCATGGATTATTAGAAGATTGTAATGGCAAAAAGTCCAGAGGCGATAAAGATCATGAACGCTTTAATAAAGTACCTGAAGGTGTTAAATTTATCGTTTGTGATGATTTAAAACTTGAAGAATGTTTTGCAGAAATACTAAAAGTATACTATATAGATTATGAGTTATGGATTCAATCTATAATAGATAGTATGCCAGCAGAATTTCCATATCCAACTTACACAGAAAAACGATTAGCAAAAGATTGGCAACATTTACAAGTTTATGAATATAACAAAAATTCTTTTGTTGGAATGAGCATAATACAGCAATTTCATAAATCAATTTGGCATGCGCATAAAAACAAAATGTTATCTCCTGTAGAATGTTGGAAAAGTCGTGAATTACTTGAAAAGTCAGTTCGTAATAGAGTAATTTACAAAAGTAATCTATCAAGTCAGCAAATTGCAAGAGGTTTTAACATTTCTAATATAGCAAAAACTGTATCAGTATTTAATCCTATATTCGCAAAACATATAATACTCAAATATGCGCAAGAATATAATGAAATATTTGATCCGTTTAGTGGTTTTAGTGGTAGAATGCTTGGCACATGCTCTACTGGAAAACGTTATATTGGTCAAGATATTAATGAAACACATGTAAGTGAAAGCAAACGTATAATTGAAAAGTTTAACTTAAATGCTACAGTAGAATGTAAGGATGTTCTTATCAGCACTGGTGAATATGAATGTCTATTTACGTGTAGCCCATATAACTTAAAAGAAATATGGAATGATAACGAAACAAATCTGAGTTGTGATGAATGGATTGACGAATGTTTAAAGCGTTTCAAATGTAAACGTTATATTTTTGTAATTGATAAAACTGAAAAGTACAAAGATAATATTGCAGAAGAATTAACTAATAGTAGTCATTTTGGAGTTAATAATGAACTTCTAATAGTCATTGATGCAACAGAATATGAAATAGTATATGGTTGATATTTGAAATCTAATGCATGTTCTTCACAGTATTTGTAAACTATTATTTAGTCGTTACTGTCGAAACCGATGTCATTATAGTAAAATTTGTGTCGTTTGCTACATAGTATTGAGTTAACTTTGCTAGCGTTTGTTTCACCATACTTTGTTAACATAGCACGTTTAAAGTTTTCTGAACCAAGTTTGTTCGGTGATATTAACATGCGATCACGAGCGCGTTGTTTACCTTCTTGTGCTGCACTATATACATTCGCGCCATAGCGCGTTTCACACGTAGATTGTGCTTGTTTTCTGTAGTTATAATGCACATCATTATATTTTTTAAGTTTGGTATTTGCCGACTCATGCTTAAAATATTCTGTTTCGAATACACTCGATTTATCGTATTTTTGTAAACATGTGTTTTTATAGTTTTGTGCAGCAATTTTACAAGTACGTTTTCTCATATTTGATATTTTTTGTTTATAATCATCTGTCGATTTTGAGCATTTTTCACAACAACAAGGAAAATAGCCAAACGTTATACTTTTAAATTTTCTAGGTTTAGCATTGCACACAGGACACATTGGTGTAGTACTATTCAATATGTGTGTATCATAATATTCTTGTGATGTTAACTTATGTGATGAATGCACATGTTTTGCGAATTGTACAGAATTATCATGTTCAAAACCACAAATAACGTATATCATAGATATCTCATAAATATATTTGTTAAGGTATTTATATGAATTTAGATTATACAAAAGTTACACATGAACAATTGCTAGATCAGTTTAGAAACAGATTGCTATCTGATCCACGTTTTAAAAACTTAAGTGCAGCTGCGATCTATCAGATTTACATGGAAATGATGTCTGGTACGTTCGATATGCTTCATTTCTATCTTGGTAGAACTGCAGAAGAAATGTTCTTCGACTCAGCTAAACTTGATTCAAGTGGTATTAAACTTTCAAAGAATTTGGGATATAATCCAAGACGTGCAATTCCTGCTACAGCTGAAATTGCAGTTAAATTGACTGGACCACTTCCAAAAACTGCAGCAATTGGTGATACTATTTGGTTCAACAACGAATCGTTGAAACTATCATTTAACAACAAACAATATCGCTTAGACCATTGTTATTCTTATACGTTAGACGCTAACGATATTGCTACTGGTGTGGATAACCCTAACTGGCAAAAAACAATTTCATATTCTATTCCACACGATGCAGTAGATGGTTTCATTCCATTGGCACAACACGCTAACGCATTAGACAGAATCAGAATTGTTCAATGCTCTATTGTAACTGAAGAAATTTATGCAGTTGCTAATGCAGAATGTATCGGTAACTCTTATCAGTGTTATGATATTAATAACATTAAGTTCTCAAACTGGTATGGTAAGCGTGACCCATTCGCATATAACGAAAACAAGTATGTACCTGATGATGGTTGGTGTAAGATCGGTATCGGTTTGAATAAGACTGACGCTTTCAGTCCTGAAAAGCTTTGTGATATCGAAATTGAAAACGTTTATTGCAATTCAAAAGTTAAAGCGGCAAATGCTATTGTTGGTAACACAAAGAAATTGAATGTATGTAGAGTAGAAACTAACCAAGATAAGACCGTTAGAATCACATTTGGTGATGGTTCAATCGTAAACAACGGTTTCAACAATAGTGATGAAATTCTTTATGTTCAGTATGTAGAAACTGATGGTTATGCAGCAAATACACCAGATGTAGTTGGAAGTGTGCTTGATAACTCAAGCAAGATTATGGCACATGCTCCTGGTAAGCTATATGATTTGACTAAGAATGTCTCATTCGTATTAACAACTAACATCTCAAATGGCGATGATTTTGAATCATTAGCAAGAATGAAAATCAATGCAGCAGTTTGGTTTGCATCAAGAGGTCAATTGGTAAACGAAAAAGATTTCAATGCTTACTTTGCATCTATGTCAAAACCAATTGCTGCTAAGAATGCTATTGCTTGGACAACTACTAAGCTTAAGAATAGAACTAACTATTCTTCAAATTATAGTGGTCAATTCACAACAGAATGTAATAATGCAAAAGATGCAATTTTTTACACTGTAATCGGTGATTTGTATGAAAGTTTAGGAAATGACAGATACAAAGTTAAAGAATTGTATACTGCTACTGATGAAGATTATGTCGTTGGTGGTACAACTTTGTACAATAACACAGAAGACTATTTGGCTCATATTAGCGATTTATCTGAATGTGTTAGAAGTACTAATAACCGTTTGCAAACTATTGCGTATGGACAAGCAAATGACAAGAACGATCCGTTCCATTTGAATACAGTAAGTATTTACAACGATATTGAAGAAAAATTGCCATTTGGTGTAATGCCTATTAGTATTCCACCTATCGTTCAATACTTCGATTTAGTTGGTATTGTCGAAATTGATAGAACTACTAACGTAGCTGATTATCAAAGCGAAATTGAAAGTAAGATTTACAAATGGTTAGTTGATAGACAAAGCTTTAACAACAAGATTTACAAGAGTGACTTGATTAAGTTGATTTATGATAACAAATCAACTCGAAATGTTAGTGTAGATTTGACACCTTCTACTATTACTAAAGACACTGCAAACTATTTCTTCTTTGGTAATGTTAAAGAAGGCGCAACTAACGAAGGAACTTACATTACTAGCATCAATGGTTACACTGATAACGTAATCGTCATTAATCGCACTAGTGACAATACTAAAGTCGCAAATGGTGTTCGTCCAGATATTCTAATGAGCGAAGCATACATTCGTTCTGCCTTGACTGTTAGTATGTGTGTTGAAGATGAAGATGCTACAGACTCAGATTTGAAAAATTCTAGCAAAGTTACAGTAAAAGAAGTTACAGAATTATCAGATGGACGTATTCAAATTATTTTGAATGATGGTGATTATTCTGACTTATTTGCAAATGTAACTACACAGAATAAAGGTATTTGGATTGGAATTAACAACGTAGTAAATCAATTCTGGAAAGGTACTCCTAGCGCAGGTGCAGGTAAGACAGCTTTAGATAGTTATATAGCAGCAAACTATCAAGCAGAATATACGCATGGTACTACTCAAACTCCAGTTGTCAGACCTTACACTGCTGAAACTTATGCAGTTAGTGGTAATAAAATTAGCGAAAGAATTGTAGAACAAACAAGACAAACGAACAAATATTCATTAAACGCTTTAAATGAAAAATCATTCAACTTTATTGTTTGTGATGCAGATGAAAATACAGCGTTAGAAAAGAGTGCTTACACTGACATTTATATGTGCGTAAAGTACATTATTGAAGATTCTATCTTAGACGATAACAACAATATTGTAAACTATACATTACCTAACGAAATTTCAGTCGTAAGAGTAATGTTGAATTACACATACGGAAGATAATAATGGCTACTTTCAGTAAAACAACAGAAATATTAAGAACTACAAGACAAAAAGGTGATAAACCTAATTACGTAATATACGCAAAAGAAAGTAGTAATGAATTAGCAGATCAGTCTATTACACCCGCAGTGTATTATCCGCACATGTATACAAAACTATCAGTATATGCTCAAGTAGATAGCTATTATAATTACGCCGATGTGTATGTTACAGATCGTTTTACAATGGACACATATAAGTTGATAAAATTCAATATGCCATACGACGCACAACATCCGAGCGAAGATAAAGCAGTATTTGGTTTCATTGAAGGTACTAATATCGGTTATGATGCTGCATATTTTGCAGCAGATAAATACGTTTCATTTTCAGTAATCGTACCAATATCAGACGTTATGTGTGGTAATTTGTATGTTTTATTTTACGATGATGAAAACGCTAAAGACGCTAACATGTATCCTGTAATTTTGGACATCAACAATGCGCCAAGTGTTTACGTCGCGGACTTATATAAATGGCGTCCTGTTAATGATGGACAAGAATTTGACTACGACAATGTATTTAACGATTACTTTGGTTCAGTATCTTCACTTATTCCTGATTCAGGTCGTACTAATGTATTGACTGGTTTTGTTGCAGATTCAGATAGTTATAACGATTTCATCTCAGCTAATAGATTGATTTCTAATGGTATTCGCGATACTTCGAAATTGGCTTCTGTTAGTGGACATCCATTGTATGTAGCTGAATATAGAACATTTGTTCCACAAACATTAACTGATTTATACGCAGAACAAGGAAAATGTATTGGCGTAAAACCAATTACTTCTGCATATTTAGTTAAAACAGATGATTTTAGCACAAGTGCATTAGAATCTGAACATTTGAAACTTGATTTGCGTGAAATTAATGACCCAGATTGTACAACTGCTACTGTAATTACTGCATTAACAAAAAATACAGAAACTGTTACGCTTACTGGTAATTGTCAAAAATTTAACGCATATATAGGTTATTCAGTCAATGCACCAATTGATAGAACACATTACACTGACGAATGGTTTAGAAATCATACAATGCTACATGCAGACTTTGAACTGTCTGGTGTAGATCCTGAATGGATTAGCGAGCCATAAAACTGCAACTTTCTCAGTTCAAAATTTTTATTTATATTTTATATCGTCAGATAAAAAAATATGTTATAAACTAAAGATAATAAATATTATATTGAGGTTATTATGAGAGAAATTAAAGACGACAAAAATCTTACTCCACAAGATATTATTAACAATCCTTCATTACAAACTGTAAAGAAACATGATGGAATCTTGTTAGATAAATCTATGCTGCCATCTAATGGGGTGTTCTATCAGAATGATATTTACATTACACCTTTCACTGGTATGGATTTGAAAGATTTAACTAACATTGAAGGAAGTGTAAATCAGGTTCTTTACAAAATTTTGTCAAAGCGTGTTCAAGGTGTTGAAATAACTGATATTCTCACTAACGATAAGCTTTGGTTTATTTATTACATCAGAAATATCACTTATAAGAATCGTCCAATTCAAATCAAATGTACTTGTCCAGAATGTGGTGCACAGTCTTTACACGAATTTACATTTGAGAAGCTGAATATAGAACATTACAACAATCATTTGCCTTCAAAGCAGTTGAAGATGCCTAATGAAGACATGGTCGAATTCACATTCCCAACAATTGGTACTGAAAATGCAATTGTTCGTTTGAAGAACAATCCTGCTAATATCGAACCTATCGATGATCAGTTTATGTTGTTAGCTAGCTATATTAAAACTATCAATGGTAAGAAACTAACTTTGTGGGATGCATATAACTATGTTCAAAGTGTAGACGCTATGACATTCTGTTTCATTATCAATACGCTCGATAAGTATACATTCACATGTGATAGAACTGCAGATTTTGTTTGTCCAGAATGTGGAGCTAAGTTATCTCCTATCATTGAAATGGATCAAGAATTCTTTATTCCTAAGCTATTTTAATTAACAAATTATTAACATTTTATTAACAAACTCAGTTATTTAATAACTGAGTTTTCTTTATATAGAAATTTACCTTTTCTAATCATAAATATAAATATTACTATATCGTGAGTGAGTGAAATTATTATCGCGTATTAAACATTAAGAGGTAAATTATGGCAGGCTCAGTCGCTTGGAACTATCCTGGTATTGGCTTTAGCGAAATAGATAATTCTACCGTTGCAAATACCCAAATCGTTGATGGTGTTGGTGCTATTGTAATGGATGCTAACCAAGGTTATGTAAACCAGAGAATTTTAAGTACTTCTAGAAAGAAATTCCATGAACAGTTTGGTGATCAAGAAACATCTGAACATTATGGTCACTTTGCAGCAGACCAATTCTTGGCAAGTTCTCCACAACTGTATGCAGTTCGTGCAACTATGGGTGATGAAGCTTATGGTTTCATTCAGTTCCCATACGATGACGCTGCAGCTAAGGATTGTAAAGTAACTCAATTGTTACAACAATTCAACTATGTAGATAAGGAAGGCAAACCACAGATTAAGTTGCTAGATCCTATGAAAGGTGCTTTCGAGTTCGCAAACTTGTCTGAAGAAGGTTGGAACACAGTAGATGGTCAATCACTATCGACAGAATCTCAATACAATACCGCATTCTGCTTAGTCGATAACGGTTATGCTGCAATGTATCGCGATCTTCAGACTGATGCTGAAGAAGATTCAGTTCATATCTTTAGAGACGATGGTTCGTTCTTCAATGGCGATACATTTACTGTTAAAGATGAGACTCAAGAAGGTTATTTATACAAGATCATTGATTCAGACAATGATACTCAAAAGTTATTTGTTAAGAAGCCAACTGGAGATGGCGATGATTACTTAACAAGTGCAGCTGTTTTCTCATCTGTTGCTGATTACAACGCAGCACGAGATTTGGGAAATATTGAATCTTATATGTTGATTGCATATAAGAACGAATCTACACCAGCAGGTGGAGCCGTAAGTGGTAAGTACGTTGTAAGTGTTAACAAGAGCTTAATCCTTAACGGTAGAGAAGATTTCGCATTCGAAACAACTTTGAGTGCTAAGCCTACAGATCTTGGCGATACTGCTGTTACAGCACTTTTAGCACTTGTTCAGAACGAAAACGTAATTGAATACAAATCAGACGTAGTTAATGCAACTGTTTTTGATTGGCAAGAAGAAAGCACAATTACAAACGAAATTGTTTATACTTCTGCAATTGAAAACGCTAAAAAAGTTAATGGTACACAGTTTAGAGAAATCACTGGTGCTCTATACAATCAGGCGTTAATTACTACTTCTGCTGTAAACACTCTTGAAAACATCTACATTGATACATTAGATGATTTCTATACAAATGTTTCTGCTGAAGCTGGTACATTCTATAACGAAGTTCTAGAAAAAGGTTTAGCTGTTCGTGAAATTAGTGCACTTGGACCAACAGATCAAAAACGCTTTAAGAACATTGCATTAAATCTTTACGGTAAAGATGCAGCTGAAGTTTCTGATGCAAACTATAAGTTTGTTCAGTTACTTGACGCTCAAACATTGACTGTTTACGATAAGATTGTATTCAGTGTAAATCCTGAAGATAAAGATGATAACAAGAAAGATGCTATCTTCAAGACAGATTCAATCTTCACGACTTACATCGATAGAGATTTAGCAGTTAACGGACAGAGAGTTACAAAGTCTTGTTACGTTATCCACTCGCCAGAACCTATCAATGAACCATGGCAGTTTGATAAGGACAATACTACTGATGCTCCAGAAAAGATCAAGAGATTGACTGCTTATCCTTCTTCAGAAGTATTCACTGATCCAACTGGTATCTATAAGGATGGTTATACAAAGTCTATCTTGACTTTGGACGAACCAGGTAACGGTGATATTGAACGTTATCAGTCTAACCAGCACAACCAATTGGTAATTGCTGCTGTTGGTCCTGGCGAATACGGTAATAATATTGGTATTTCGATCATCACTCCTGAAGTTGCTGGAAATGCAGCTCTTGAAAATCAACCTGCAGCATTTGACTGGAAATACAGTTTCGATGATGAAGACTTAGTTGATGATGATTGGATGAAGAATCCAACTTATAAAGTTAACCCAAATAACTTAATTTGGAAGAAAGTTTACAAGATTAACGTCTACGTAAAGACAAAGAGCCAGCAAGCTTCTGTTTGGGGTTCTGGTCTTGATGCATTGGTAAGAGAACCTGTTGAATCCTTCTTGGTATCTAACGATCCAACTGTTAAGGACGGCAATGGTAACTCAATGTATGCGCCATACGTAATCAACGGTCAGTCTAAATACATTTATATTTCTTTGAACTCTGTTTCTGATTCTAGAACAGCTACTGGTAAGTATGCAATGCCAAAACAGACATACAGCATCTATCAGTTAACTGGTGGTAAGAATTCTACAAAGCATACAATTAAAGAAAAGACTGCAGCATTATCACTATATGCCGACAGACAGAAATGTATGTTCGATGTTATCTTCAACGTTGAACCTATCGAATCCTTTCAGTCTAAGGAAAAATACTCTCAGATGCAACGTAAGATTGCTGAAATTGCTTCCGATCGTGGTATTGACTTGGCATCGATTCAGGTAACATCTAAGGCAGCAAGAACAGGTCATAGAAGCTTGTCTGAAGGTAAGTTGTTTACATTCAGCAATGGTTCTTACGTTGCTTGCACGGCTGGTTACGATAGATACTACGATAGTTACACTTCTAACTGGGTATACTTGCCTAAGTCTGTTGCATTAGCTTGTGCTTATGCTAGACGTTGGGTACTTGGTAAGCCTTGGGAAGCTCCTGCTGGTATTGATAATGGTACAATCGATTACAGTAATGGTCAATTGTTAAAGCTCTCTGATCCAGAAATTGGACTGCTTTACTCAGCTAACATTAACTGTTCTAGATCTTGTGCTGGTCTTGGTGAAGTTATCTGGTGTCAGAAAACTGCGTTGAAGAAAGAATCAGCTTTGAATAGAATTAATGTTCGTGGTTGTATCAACTATATCGAAAAGTATCTTGAACAGATGTTGATTCCATTCTTATACAAGAACAACACATCTACTGTAAGAAGCAACATGCGTAATACAGTTGATTCGTTCTTAAGCACAATTATGGCTAACGGTGGTTTGCTTGCAAAGAGCGTACAGGTTATTCCAGATCCTAAGGACACACACTTAGTTTATGTGAATATCGCAGTTGTTCCTGCTGAAGCAATTGAATTTATTCAAGTTAACATAACAGTTAACAGAAATAATAATACAATTACTTTCGAATAATATAAACAACTTATAAACATAAAACGCAGCCATAAATTGGCTGCGTTTTTCATAAATATAACATGCAAAAGTTAGATGAAACATCAATAGCTTTATTTAAAGACTCTCCATCTAAGCGATTTTTGATAGATGTAATTAACTCTTTGGCTGATCATGGTCACGTCTCTATCGAAGCAATCAATAAGAAAGATGAAGAACAAAGTTTAGTATGGAACTGGCTTAATAAAGCTGCAAGTACATTTAGTGTAGATAGGATTATACAAGTGTTACAGCGTTTAAATTTATTCACAGAATCAAAATCAGTAGACTTACCAGTTCTAACTGAATATAGAGATATGTTTACACCTAGAAATGACGATGAAGATGCTAAGAGAGTTAGAGAAACTCAAAAGAAGGTTAAAGATGATCAAAGAGCATTGCTTCTTCAGATTCAATTAGCAACATACGATTTAATCAAGGATTCGATTCTTGATAAAGTTCCATCTGCAAAATATGTGCAGTTTAAAAATGGTGCTCACTATATTGGCAAAATCGTTTATAAAACAGATCATAATGGTGATGAAGCAGGTTTGTGGTTTAGAAATGATGGTTTGATTGTTTGTAGTACAGATGCTCCATCAAATAAGAAAACACTCTGCTATACTGATGCAGAAGTTGATGCTTGGATTGCAGCACATCCTGAAGCAGGCAAGTTCGAAGGCACTAACATTACTCCAGAAAATGTTCAACAAGTTGTAAAAATAATTAGTGATATCTTTCGTAGTAATGCTACTCAACTCACACCATTCAAAAAGCAAGATAAAGTTTTAGGTCTTCAGACAGTATTCATTCCATCTATTGGCGAGATTGAAATTTGGTATCGATCAACACAAGGTGTATTCTGCAAATCACGAGCAGGTTATAGAGAAATACTTTCAGTCGAAAAGTTAACTGAATACTTACAGAAATTAGCAAAAAGATAAGAGGTAACAAATGTTAAGTGAATCAAAATATACTGATGTAATGCTAGATGGAATTTCGTCTTATATAGCATCAACAAAATTAAAGAAGAATGGCGTTTTATCGTTTGATAATTGTATTAAATCATTGGCTGAAAGTACAGGCTTTGATGAAAATGATATTGCTGAAGCTTTTGGTAAAATAATCGAAAGAGCATTAGCTGATGATTCTGAATGTCAAATCGCTGAATCATTCTTAGATTTTCTTAATGAAGACGAAAACTTCAGTCAAGCCGTAAATAAAGCAGAAAGAGAACAAAATGGTGGCCAGAAAGATACATCAGCTATTGATAAACACAAAACTGATGATAAGAATACTAACAATGGACACAATAACAGAGCATATTTTGCATATTGTGATTTTAACACAGGCAAAATGTTCATTTGTTCTAAGCTTAATCAGGAAGAAGGTGCAGTTTCGAATGCATTTGCTAAGATTGGTAATTTCTTAGCAACAGTCACTGCTCCTAGTTTCAAAGGCGGCATTTTAGTTGCTCCTATTTCGTTAGATATTGCTAGAAGTTTGTATGCTCACAAGAAAGTTAGATATTTGGATTTAACAAAAGAGCAAACTAACAAACAACAGCAAGGACAGCAACAGCAGAATCAGCAGCAACAAAAAGAACAAAAATAATTTTAACATAACTTTGTGATATGAGTATATTTGCAAAAGAGTATAACTCTGGTACCTTTGTGCCCAAAAATCCAGAGAAATGTTTCAACTATAATGGTCAATATCCAGACGCTAAGCCTATTACTTTTAGAAGTTCATGGGAGCGTATAGTTTGTAATTTTTGTGACCAACAGGAAAACATTTTAGCATATGGGTCAGAAGTTCTTTCTATTCCATACTACAGTAAGACAGATAATAAAACCCACAAATACATTACAGATTTTGTGATGGTTACTAGAAGTAAAGATGGATCGATACGTAAGTTGGTAATAGAAATAAAACCAGAAAGCCAAGCAGCAAGACTAGACGAGCATGGTAATCTAATCTTGCCACCTCCACCAAAGAAACCTACTCAGCGAAGAATAAACAGCTGGCATGAACGTTGTTTAGTTATTATGCGTAACAACGAAAAGTGGCAAGCTGCTAGAGAATATTGTCATCGTCATGGTTATACATTCAAAGTATTAACTGAAAAGGAATTGGGTATCTTATGTGGCTAGAATCACAAACTTCATAAATAATTTTACTAAAAAATTATTATAATTGAATTGATATTATTATAAAAGACGTATAAAGAGGTATGTATGAAAATTCGTAAGCGTAATGGTAGTGAAGTTACATTTAATAAACATAATATTGTCGAAGCTATTACGAGAGCAAACTCAATGATCAGATTAGAAGAGCGTTTAAGTGTCTGTGAAATTAAAGACATAGCTAAGCAAATCGAAGATAAATGTAAACAATCTACTATAGCAATTCAAACTGATGATATTCAGAATTTTGTTGAAAAAGCTATTATGGCCGCAGGAAAGTATGATGTAGCAACTGCGTATATAGTCTATCGTTATCAGAAAGCATTAGATACAAAAAAGAATACTATTGATGATAGAGTTCTTTCGCTATTAAGTGGTGATAATGAAGACATTCATCAGGAAAACGCTAATAAGAATCCTAACATTCTATCAACCATGCGTGATTACATGGCAGGTGAAGTTTCAAAGGATCTTTCACAGCGTTATTTGCTACCAGCTGACATATACAAAGCGCATAAAGACGGAATTATCCACTTTCATGACATGGATTATTTCGCAATGCCAGAACATAATTGTTGCTTAATCAATCTTGACGATATGTTGCAAAATGGTACAGTTATTTCTGGAAATACTATTGATAAACCTCACACATTTAAAACTGCATGTAATATCGCTTCTCAAATTATTGCACAAGTCGCATCATCTCAATATGGTGGACAGACTATTACTGTTTCTCATTTGTCTAAATTCGTTCCTGAAACAAGAGAATACTTTAAACAGAAATATCCTACTTTGTCAGCAGAACAAATTGAAGATTTGGTAAAGGACGATATTGAAGGTGGTGTTCAAACATTGCAATATCAGATTTTGACATTGCAGACTACAAATGGTCAAACACCTTTTGTTTCAGTATGTTTGTATTTAAATGAAGCAGAAAATGAAGAAGCAAAGGAAGATTTAGCAAGAGTTATTGAAGAAATTCTTAAACAGCGTATAAAAGGCGTTAAGAATGAATCTGGACAATACTATGCTAATCCATTCCCAAAACTTTTGTATTTCTTGGAAGAAGATAACATTACGCCAGATAGTAAGTACTGGTACTTGACAAAGCTTGCTGCTACATGCACAACAAAGCGCATGGTACCTGACTATATCTCTGAAAAGATTATGAAACAGCAGAAGATTTCTAAGAAAGGTGAAGAAGGTGATGCATATCCATGCATGGGTTGTAGAAGTTTCTTGACTCCTTATAGAGATCCAAAGACAAAACTACCTAAGTACTATGGTCGTTTCAACCAAGGTGTTGTAACTATCAACTTACCAGATGTTGCATTGTCTGCTAAGGGTGATATTGAAAAGTTCTGGTTCATTCTTGAAGAAAGATTGGAACTTTGCCATCGTGCACTAAGACTTCGTCATGAACATCTTCGTGGTGTTAAATCTGATGTTGCTCCTATCTTGTGGCAGGATGGTGCATTTGCAAGATTGAAGAAAGGTGAAACAATCGATAATCTTCTTTACAATGGTTATTCGACTATTTCGCTTGGATATTCTGGCTTATATGAAACAGTTAAAGTTCTTATCGATAAGTCATTAACTGATTCAGAAGGCATGGAACTTGGTAAGCAAATCATGCAGAAACTTAACGATAAGTGCAAAGCATGGAAGCAAGTAGAAAAAATCGATTATTCTGTTTATGGAACTCCAATCGAAAATACTACTGAAAAATTTGCTAAGTCTCTACAACGTAGATTTGGTGTTGTTCCTGGCATTACTGACAGAAACTACATAACTAACTCTTATCACGTTCCTGTATTTGAAGAAATTGACGCTTTCAAGAAGATTGACACTGAAGCACAACTTCAGCCTTTGTCTCCAGGTGGTGCAATCTCTTACATTGAAACTCCAAATATGGAAAACAATATTGAAGCAGTATTGTCCGTCATCCAGTACATGTACGACAAAATCATGTATTCTGAAATTAACACAGAACTTTCATGGTGTCATTGCTGTGGTGGAACAGGTACTATTGACATGGTAAATAAAGATGGTAAACTCATTTGGCAATGCAAAAACTGTGGAAACACTGATTTAAGCAAAATGAATGTAGTTAGACGTATTTGTGGATATCTCGGTAATGCAAACGCAATGAGTCAAGGCAGAATGAGCGACATTCACGATCGCGTTTATCACTTATAAAGGACAGCCAAGTTTCTAATCCTTGGTTGGTAGAGTGTTCCCGCACTCTACCTTACTTTTTATAAATAAAATAGACCAACGGGAATTGGTCGTTAAATAAATGGAGATTAGAATATGCAATTAACATATAAATGTTATCTATGTAACAAAACATTTACAAGAAATAATGGCTTAGCATACCATTTAAAATTTACACATCATACTACATTTAAAGAGCATTACGATAAATTCATTAAAACGAAAAATGAAGGTGTATGCGCAGTGTGTGGAAAATCTACTTCGTGGCGAGGTTCATCATATTTACTATGTTGCTCAAACAAATGTGGAACAATTTATAGTAAAGATAAAAGACAAGCTACAATGCTTGAAAAATATGGCGCAAAAACTACATTAGAATCAAAAGAATTGCGCAATAAAATGGAAAATACGTGTGAACGTGTGTATAATACAAAAAATCCAGGATCGTTCGGCGGACAAATTTTCGAAACTGTTTTACAAACTAAATACGGAGTTAAAAGTTTTCTTTCTACTTTTACACATGAACAACATGTTGAATATGGAAAATTAGGCCATACTGACGAAGCAGAAGCAAAATATAAGACTACTATATTAAATGTATATGGCGTTACACATCCTTCATTATCAAACGAAAGCTTTAAAAAAATGAGAAGAAAATACACATTTGATAATAGAACTTTCGATAGCGCTTGCGAATTAACATATTATATTTGGTTAAAAGATCATGACATAGACTTTGAATATCAACCAAATATTACATTCGATTTTACATTCAATAACGAAGTTAAACATTATAGACCAGATTTTAAAATTGGCAGTGATATAGTAGAACTAAAAGGTTTGCAATTTTTCGAAAACAAAGATGTTAATAGTAAAATGTGCTGTCCATATCGTTATGATACTGACACAGAAGAAGATATAGCACAACGAAACGCATTATATGAAGCAAAACACCAATGCATGCTGCGAAATCACGTGAAAATCATTACTGATTATAGTGAATACGAAAATTATGTAAATGAAAAATATACAAAAGATTTTGTAAATCTATTTAAAAACAACCTTGAATTTCCATATTTAAACACAGATTTAAAAAATAAAGGTGACTTAGGACTGATACAGCATTTTCATAAAAGCATATATGAAGCACATCGAAAAAATAAACCATCACCAATTGAAGCATGGAATGATAAAGAATTGATTTACAAATGTGCACTGAATCGATTAAAATATATGGGACATTGCAAACCAAGTGATATATTACAAGGTTTTAATGTGACTAAACTCGCGCCAAAAATTAGCGTATTTAAACCAGAATTAGCAACTTCACTTATCAAAAAATATTTGAATGAATATACAACTATAATCGATCCATTCAGCGGTTTTAGTGGTAGGTTATTAGGAAGTCATAATTGCGATAAAAATTACGTAGGTTTCGATATAAATGAAAAACACGTGCAAGAAAGTAAAGAAATCATAAATTATAAACAAATCAAAATTGCTACTGTAGAAACAGAAGATTTAATATTTGCACAAACGCGAACATACGAACATGCTGCATTATTTACTTGTCCGCCATACGGAGGAAAAGAACATTGGAATAAAGATAATGTTGAAATCGAAAAAACTTGTGATGAATGGATCGATCTATGTATCGAAAAACATAAATGTACTAGATATGTATTTGTAGTCGATGAAACTGAAAAATATAAAGATTGTATCATAGAAACATTAACAAACACTTCGCATTTTGGTAGCAATAACGAATATGTTATACTCATCGACGCGACGTATTAGTAGACGATCAAGTTAAACATCTATAAGTTATCGCGCTGTTAACTCACAAAATCCTGCATATTGCTATGCGGGATTTTTTGTATAAATATTAAAAATTAACGAGGTTGTTATGTTATTTTCAGAAAGCGAATTTAGAGATCCGTCAACTTATGCTTCATTCTATTATCCATCTGAAGGTCCAGATACAGAACGTGAAATGAGTGAAGCTGAGAAAGAAGCAAAATCTGTTGTAGAAAAAGATGCAGCAGTATTTCAAGAAGCTCTTCAGCAAGACTATCCAGGTGCTACAGTAACAGGTACAGTTGTTGAAGTTATAGATGAAGATGTTGATGAAGGACGTGATTATTATCACTATACTGCATACGTCAAATGTAATTTGAATGTTTCTATTCCAAAAGAAGTTTTTGCAGGTAAAACTGACGATGAAATTTTCGACTTGATTCCTGATATTTGTTCAACAGAAGCAGCATTGGAAATCGAATATGATGGTGATAATGATAGTGAAGATGTAACTGATACAAGCGTTGAAATCACAATGACAGGTCAATATAAGTACTATTACGAAAATGACCGTGATGATGACTACGAT